AGCTTTTACATGACCATTTGGTATAGTGATATTTGCACCACTACCTTGGGAAATAATTATGTTTTGCGAACCAGAAGTAGCGTTTTCAATAAACCAGAGTTTAGATACTGTATTTGGTCCAATAGTAATAGTACAAGCACTATCAAGTGTACCTGTATATTTTAAATAAAGAGAACGTCCAGGGTCAGTAGAACCGTCTGCTATAGTTGTTGTGTGTGTATCAGCGTTGTCAGTGATAGCTTCGGTACCATAACTAAACGCTTCACCAATAAGTTCTAAATTTGTATTAGTACTTGTTCCCCAAGTTCCTGATTCATCACCAGTTGATATTTCTTTTAACCTTAAATCATTTACGTATGTTGCCATTTATTACTCCTACTTGTTTGATTGTACACTATATTTTTCAAAATTTTAAGCAACTTCTTTCCAATCAGGACTTTGTGTATCTGTAATACTACTATAATTTGGTGTTTGTGTGGTAGAAATATTAGAATAATTTGCAGTTTGAGCATCATCTACTAACCCCCACACATTAACTATGTTTGCTACACCTGTTGCACTAACTCCTGTTGGTAAGATTACAGCTTTTGAAATTAATGTAACGCTACCTAAATCTGTTGTATTTTCAAATCCTGTTATAGAAAGTATATTATTAGTAACTAAACTTATAGTTCCTAATGCGGATGTTCCTGCATTTCCTGTTACAACTACTGTTGCTCCTGCAGTAACTGATTCGTCTCCTAATGTTCCTGCTGAAGCGGAACCAGATACACCCGTTACTGCAGCACCTGCTGTTATAGCATTACCTAGTGCAGATGTTCCTACGTTGCCTGAAGCGGAAATGTTAGCTTCAGCAGCAACAATTTCACTACCTAATGCAGATGTTCCTGCATTGCCTGTAGCTGATATATTAGCCGTACCAGTAACAGTCTCACTACCTAACGCAGATGTAGCACTTGCTCCAGTTACACTAACTAAAGCTTTAGCTAGCACTGTTTCGCTACCTAAGGCTGATGTTCCTGCGTTACCTGTTACAGCTGTAACGGAAGAAGCTAATACAACTATAGAGCCTAAACCTGAAGTTCCTGCAAATCCTGTTTGAGCTATATTTGCGTCACAAACAACTGTTTCGGAGCCTAAACTTGTTGTACCTGCATTCCCTGTTACACTAACAGTAACGCTGACTGAGGCAGGCTGACCCCAAGGACCAGTACCCCATGTAGAACGACCCCATCCTGCCATTTATTAAGCTATTCTAATAATAGCATTTGAAGCATCTGCTGTTGGAAATTGAATAGTAAAATCACCATTAGTTGATGTTTTATCTCCACCAAATGCTAAAATAGCGACAGCAGGGTCACCTGAAGCACTATCGTTAAATATCATTGCTCCATTAGCAGTTATAGTAGCAGAACTAAAAGTTAAATCTGCAAAATCAGTTAATGCAGTTGTGCCAGAAGTAGTTGGCGTAACATTAGTTAACGCACCACCTTTAGCACTATAGTTAGTTCCACTTACTTCGTTACTTGTTGTATACGCAGTTGTACTAGCACCTAATGATGCAGAACTTGTATATAAAGCAAGATTAAATGTATTACCGCTTGTAGCAGTAAAATTGTGTGTAGCTGTCATTAATTCTTTTTTAAATGAAGTACACATTGCTTGGGTTATTGCCATTACAGCCTCCTTATAATATCAGCCATATCTTTATGACCTTGTTTTTCTAATAAACCTGCTACTGTGGCTCTATCGCTCATAATAGCTTGTTTCAAATATAATAAAACGACTTGTGCCATATTATCTTTAAATGCTTGTGCCTGTGCTTTTACCATAGGGTCTGCATTATCGCTAATACTAATAAGTCTCTCCATTATTCTTTCAGTCCAATATTCAGGACTTAAACCTTTATTTTTTGTTGTTTGAACATTAACGTCTCCCATTGTTGTTTTTACATCAACACTAAACACTATCTACTCCTTTCGACATTATTTTTATTTGGTCATTCCTAGCTTCATCTCTTACGTTTTTAAACTCACCTAGCAGTTTTAATGATGCTAGTGCTTCTTGAAATTTACTTTCATATAATCCTATAGAATTAGGGTCTTGTTTTAAAAACACAGCTCCTTCTACTAACGAACCATATAACATAGCATTAGGAGCATTTTCAGAAAGCCAACTTTGATTACTATCTCCTACTGTTGTTAATGAGTTAGGTCTATAATTATAATGAAGTTCTACAGAATAATTACTATCAGGGGTCGGTGCTACTATAAAAGTGTTATCATCAAACTGTGCGTAGTAAAGAGGTTTGCCTGTTGTAGCTGCTGCTGGTGTGTAATCTCTTATAAATGAAACTTGTTTTAATAACAAATAAGAATAGTTATTACTTCCATCTATTACAGCTAAACTATAAGGAGATAAAAAATCATCGGGAGTTGATAAATATGTATTGTTTTGCGTCATGCTACCGCCGACATTTTTACGAAAAACAGGTAATTCAACTGATTTTAATATACGTTCTTCCGTTGTTTGAATAAACGTATCTAATGTACTTGTAAAAGTCGATTCGGTACTGTCTAAATAGTTTTGTATTGCGGTTTTTAATCCACTATATGTAAATCCTGCCATTATGTTATACTCACTGTTACGTCACCAAGTGTTCCAGTTATTTCTTGTCCCTCTAGTGTACTACCTATTGGGTCACTTTTAAAAGTCATTCCTGCAGCAGAAGCATTATTTGTTATTACAACACCTAATTGAGCTTTAGGTAATTTAACTTCTGGTCTTGGTTTCCAAAGAGCTTCTGCATCAGCTCCTATATTAGGTGGGTCTGATTGTGGGTGTTTAGGCTCGTAACACTCTTCACATACTCTATTACCGTCCCAAGTCGTTTTTGCAGTTTTATAAGGATAAGCAAAACCGCATGTATCACAAACAAATTTAGCAAATTTACCAGAAGCGTAACTCATTATATATACTCATGTTTAGGTACTATTTTCAACGGAGACCTATCCTCGTCGTATTTAAGAGCGTTTAATAAATCTTGTTCGTATTGTTGTTTTATAATAGGTAGTTTTTGTGTGTTCTTTTTTAAACATAAGTAATAAGCCAACCCTGAAGCTAAACAAGGCATAAACCTGCTCGGTATGTCTATATCTTGTACTGACGCGTCTGCGTCTTCTATTCTACGCCAAACATAGTAAATGAGTTTGTCTGTTGAGTTCTCTGGTGTTGGATAAAGATGAATTACTGGTGTTTTCAATCGTTCTAACCAATATTCTGTAGGTCTGGCTTTAGTTGCTTTATTAGGAATACCTATAAACTCATTTCTGTCTATTCTGTCTATAGTATAATCGGTAATAACATCGCTAACATTTTTTTGTATATAAGCGTCTAAAACATCTATGTCGAAAGCATTAATTGTGTATTCACTAGTTCCTTCAGTTAAAGTAAGTTCTACTTTATTTATTTCCCACATTTGAATACCTCTGTTTGACCAATCAGCAAACATAATATTCAAAGAACGTCTTGCAGTTATTGCATCATAAGACGTACGAGCTTCCAAACCTGCAAGCTCGTACGCCTCTTCGATAGCTGTTGCTACATTTAAACTAAATGTGCGAGTACCTGAAGTCGCCATAGTTTATGAACCTGGAGCTTCGTAATACTTTAAAAACTCACACCAAACAGTGTATTCATTACCTGCATCAGAAGTTGAAGGAATAACTAAAAGTACATCCCCTGAATACCCTGAAGCTGCAGTATTCTTTAAACCACCTATGTCACTAAAATCAAATGAATTATCGTAACCAAGTGTTAAAAAAGTTACATCTGTAGTAGCGTCCCAATCAAGAGAAGCAGGTGCATCAGGTGCCCCCGTACAAGTGTACCAAATTTTATTTAAAGAAACGTGTGCACATGAATTACCGTTTAATGTTGAAGTGTTTAAAGCAGAAACGTCCACTAGGGTTGTACTACTAGCACTTCCGTCTGATAAAACAGAACAGTAAACAATAAGTTTTTTCTCACCGTCTAGTTGATTAGTTGGTCCTGTGACTGTATTAGCCATAGTTTACCTCCCTTACGCGTCTGCGAATGGTGTAACTAAAGTGCCTGAGCCTAGTATAATACCTTCTACTGCATACTTAGCCGAAGCCATAGCAGTAACTTTAACGATACTTCCCG